ATTAGTGATTATGTAATCTCATACTCAGTAAATAGAGCAAGAGATGTTCACTCAACAAGCTTACCAGTGGGCGGCTCTGAAATAGCATCAGTTGATCTCAATCTTGATAATACAACCAAAGTGTTTAACATATTCAGCAATAGCTCAACATATGGTCAATACATGGTTAAAGACCTTGAGGTTGAAATATACACGGGCTGGAGAATTAAGAAACCACCATCTGACAATATTGATGCATCTTATTTAACTACAACTTTGCAATCTAACATATCCAATGCAGATATGTCCTTCACTGTTTTGGACAGATCAGTGCTTCCTGCTGGTGGTGCTGGAGATAGCTTTATTGTAGTTTTGGATAAAGATACTCAATCAGAAGAAACGATTCTCTGTGCATCGGTTAATTCATCTAATGTTGTTACCATTCTGGAGAGAGGGTATGGCAACACGATTGCAAAATCACACACGGCTGGCTGTGAAGTTCGGTTTGATATTTATGAATATGTAAAAAATGGAACATTCTATGTTGACGAATGGTCATCTGGAACAGACATGTCTGTTAGTGCAAACCTTCAAGACTGGGGTAAGTTCTTATCAGAAAGAACAATCAGCTACGGTTTTTTTATGCAAAATGCTTATGTTGGAGATGCCATTGAGAACCTCTTAATGAGAGCAAACTTCCCAAGTGCAGATATTGTCAAACTAAATAACTATCGCAGGGGTGCAAAGAGCAGAGGTGCTGTTGCATCATTTTCTTTCAACGAGGAGTCTATTGATAGAAGCGGTAATAATATTGTGTCATCAACAGGTCTTCGTGCTCGTTTCTGGGCAATGCCAACTAATAAGAGAGATAGTAGTGTAAAAGATATTGTTGCGGATGCAATTGATAAGGAACTGAGCCCGCTAGATAAAGCGCTCGGAGAAAAGGCATTCTCGTCACCATCATACACCGCATTGTCAAAAAACATATCTTCATCTTCAGCATACGCAGTTGATTTATCAAACTTTTCATTCACTGCACTAGACTCAGCAGTTTATTCTGAATACTACAATGGTGTATTTGATGGATACTATATATCCCCAGCTTTTGGGTTAGAGCAATTAGTAGTAACGATCTCTTACGGTGGGGTAAGAATTTATCTTGATGACATGCTGATTCTCAATAAATTTAATCTAGCAACTGTGTCAACAAGGTATGCATCACAGATGATTAATTTTAAAGCTGGTGTTCCTAGAAAACTAAGAATTGAGTTTTACCACTCCTATAATAATGCTGGGTCTCCATCATTTGACATATCTCTTTATAGAGCACCAGACGGAGGTAGCGATGAATTAATTAGTGCAAGCCAGTGCTGCACTATCGTTGCTATGGATTCAATAGGTAGCAAAAATGCCTCGTCAAACATTGCTAATGAGGATGCCTTCAATCATCGCAATAATGGAGTCTATGTCAATTCCCCAGTTCTTAACCAACCATCGGGGCTCACATCTGATCCAGGTGATAAATCTGTTTTACTTCAAAGTAATTCGTATGTGAGGATTCCATATTGTGCATCAAGCAATTTAACATCTCAAGCAGATGATCCTTGGTCAATTGAATTTTTTGGAAAGTTTCATAATGGCTCTTTTTCTAGTGACGGGGAGTATATTAGTAACTGGGGTAATGCAAATCCAACAACTGGCTTTGAATTCTTTAATAACTCGTCATCAAATGGGTTTAAGATTAAATGTGTTCTTGCAAATAGTGCAGTCGTAACAGAAACTGTTTCATCAAACACTGCTTTATCAAATTCAGCTTTTTCTCATATTGCGGTAACTTATGATGGTCTTTATTTGAAGTATTTTGTAAACGGTGATTTGAAAGATACTGAGATTATTGAAGGAGTTCCAATTTCTTGGGCATCTAAGGATATTACAATCGGAGGCAGAGGATCATACTTTGACGAAGGTATTGCAGCACCTGGAGTCGCTTTATCGGGCACAGAAGTTCCACCAACAACTGCAAGAAGTCTGTATGTTGATGAGTTTGCCATGTATAGAAAATGTCTTACTGATGAGCAAGTTGAGGATAGATATGTTGAATCATCAATTCAACCTTTAACAGAGTTTGCTTTTCTATACGGTAATGAGAACTCTATTAGAGAGATAGCAAATGATATTTCTTTTGCGGATATGGGTCGTTTCTATATCAATGAATATGATAAAGCAAAGTATGAACACTTTTATAGGTTCTTTGAACCATCAATTGATCAGCATGCAAGTATTCAGACTTCACTTAGCGATTCTACAAACATAACAAAAGCAGACTATGTTGTTTCACTTCAGTGTAATAAAGTTGTAATTCCTATCTCGTCTGTTCAAACAATTTCTGGGTCATTACAAAAGCTTTGGTCTCCACCAGATAATGCTTCATTAACAATTACTGAATTAACTGCCAATGTCACATCTTCAGATACATCAATGTATGTACTATCAACAGTGACAACGCAATTTCCACAGACTGGTTATTTAAAGATTAATAATGAAATTATTAAATACCTATCAAAGACAGCAACATCTTTTAACAACCTTGAAAGAGGACAGTTCCAAACGGTTGCTGCAAATCATACCACTGGTAATAGGGTAAGAGAAACTAGATATTATGATGTAAAGTTTGACAAGTCTCCAGCGTACAATGTTAGATCACCATACATTGATGCAATATTGTTTGAATACCCAAGTTTGATAAACATAGATAGATTCCTATCGTATGCCTACGGAGCGGAGTTAATTGTTTCTGCAGCAAGCGGTAATGACATTCATTCGGTAGCTTTCCTTCAGGGAACAAACCCAATAACACAATATCCGTATGCTACAAGTATTGTTGGTACAGCTGTCGTTATGTCAGAACAGAACGCTCAAGTAAAAGAACAGTCAGCATCAACGAGTGAAAGTATTAGAAAATACGGGGTTAAAGATTTAACTCTTCAAAGCCCACTTATCACAGACTCAGTGCATGCTCAAAAACTGGCTGATTTTATCATATCAAAAACACAACTTCCAGTGCCTGTTATTAATATTGATATTGCAGCAATGCCCAAGATTCAATTAGGTGATAGAATTAGAATAACAACACTAAGCGCATTGGATATCACCAATAGTGATTTCTGGGTAATATCTCACAACCTAACAGTTGGAGATAATGTTACCCAAAGTTTAGTGTTGAGGAAGGTGTCCTAATGCCTAGTGAGAATACAATATACTTCTACCCTGGTCGTGGTGGGCACTCTCATGATGGGAATAATTCAAGCTTTATTGATACTTCTGTGTATTCCTTATTTGATTTTTCTTGGGGCGAAGTCGGTGATCCAGATAGGGTTGCTTCTCAGAGAATAAACTATAACGCATTTAGAGACTTCGTTATAACTACTGTCAATGGATCAATACTAGAGCCATCTGGACTCGTTCTTCAGCCAGGAATGGTGAACGGATCTGCTCATATTATTTCAAGATCAATTGAAGCTAACACTATTGCGGCAAATACATTAACTGCAAATGAGATTTCTGCAAATACAATTACATCAAATGAACTAGTTGCAAACTTTGTTCTTGTTAATACAATAATTGCAAGTAGTGATTTTAATGGAACATTTGATGCAAATACATTTACATTAAGTAACACTGGGACAGATGGCTGGGCTATTACAAGTGCAGGTGATGCCGTGTTCACGAATGGTCTTTTTAGAGGAAATCTTTTTGTTGGTGCTAACGATTATTGGTATTCAAATGGAGATTTTGCTCTTGGCGGGAATACTGGTATTTATAGAAATGCGGGCGGGGGAATTACTCTTGGTGCTAATGTATCAATACTTGGTGGAGTGATAGCTACCTCTGTTGCTACTCCAGGTATTGATATTGATGCTAATGGAAATCTAACCGCTAATACATTTGCTCTCTATGGCAATGGCGCAATCGTTACATCAAGTGGTAATTTTAGCGTTGACGCATCTGGTAATTTATCTGCAGAGAATGCATTAATTCGTGGAGAATTATCAAGTGATACTTTTGTAACTCATAATAGACGGGGTATTGATCAGCCATTTTATACAGTACCAACAGTTCTTATTGATAATAATAATAACGAACTTGCTCTTAATAGCACAGATGGCGGCTTTCTCCTCTCAGCCAATAGACTTGAAAGATACTCTACTGGAACTGATATTTACGATTTGTATTTTGATTTTGTGAATCTTAATTATGATTTTGGACTTGGCACAGTTGACGCTTTGAATATAGATGGGTTCACAACAACTACTTGGAATTTGGATGTTGGCGGTCCTGGTATAACATATGGCGCAAGTAATCTAGGTGGTGGTTTCCCTATTGCTTTTGGGTATGATAATGGGTCTGGGCAATTAAGAGCTATCGTCAATAACGATACTAATGTTTATTTTAATCTTACAAAAACAGCAGTTTCAGATAGAAGACTAAAAGATAATATAGAACCGATTTCGGATTCAGTGTTAGATAGATTTTATTCAATAAAAATTTATGAATTTGACTGGAACGATAAAACACCACAGTCTATGAAATACACGGGTCGTGGTGTTGGTGTTATAGCTGATGAATTAAAGACACTATATCCAGACACTGTTGATGACTCTGAAGCCTATGAGGGTTGGGTACATCGTTATGACGAACATCCTGAGGGATTTTCTGTAGAAGAGATGAATAAGTTCGGCTCAGATTACTATGAGTTTGTTCCAGGAGAAGGGGTTTGGAAAAAACCAAGATATGCGTCAGTTGATTATACTACCCTCATTCCTCATCTGATATCAGCTGTTCATGCTCTCAACAATCGTGTCAAAGAACTGGAAAATGAGGTATAATAGATAAATGGCTTACGAGAACTATTCACAAGTTTCATGGACTGATGGAACCCCAATTACTGGAGACAGGCTCCAGCAGGTGTCTACAAACATCCAGCAGGTTAAAGAGGCTACTGATGATAGTCCGCAGGGTATTAAGAAGATTAAAACCATTACTAGCAATAGTAACTCTTTTAATAACTTTTCAACATCAAATTTGATTGTTTCATTGGAAAATGAATCTGGAACTGGCGGTCCAGATAATAGAGTTACTATCTCAGCTAGTCGTTACTATAGAGTAACCATTTCATTTCCTGGTTTTGTTGTTGACGAAAAGGGAGCTGAGGATGCTAAGTATATTCTAAAGATTGCAAACGGAACTTTTGGAAGTGCAAATACAACTTTGTATAAAGCAATATTTACTCCACCAGTGTTTCTTTTTAGCAATGTTACAGCAGGTGCTAACTCTGCTGTTGCTGCATTTAAAAATGCAGCATATGATACATTCTTTGGTGCTGGAACACACTCTGTTATTCTATCCAGCAATATTTCTGGGGCTAATTCTCAAACATATTTTGCAACTGTTGAGAGAGAGCAGGGTGCTTCGGCAACCAACTCTCCAGCTTTCTATGTTCCAGCAGCATCTGCAAGCCATGTATTGCAATTGTATGTTGAAGACATTGGTGGGATTGCATAATTGAGAGAAGTTAAGCTTGCTTCTAAAAGAGAAGATATTGATTGGACAATCAAGTTTGCTTCTGGAGAAGATAGCCCTAATTTTAGTGGTGGTAAGTATATTGATGATAAAGGTTATGTTAGAGTTTTAAAACCAGATCATCCTAAAAACATTCGTGGATATACATATGAGCATCGTCTTGTCATGGAGAAGTATCTAAACAGATACCTACAGCCGTGGGAAACTGTTCATCATATTAATGAGGTTAAAGTAGATAATAGACTATCCAACTTATTTCTCTGTACACCAGAAGAGCATAGTGCGCTTCATAAGGAAGGAAACAAGATGTCTACTGAACATAAAAAGAAGATGAGAGATAATGCTCACGCAACAAAACCTCATACCAAAAAGAAAAACGCTACTAAATCAATTCAAATAAAAAAAAGACTCCCGTAGCAACTTTCTGAATATCCTTATGATATGATTGACGAGAACCAAAGGAGTCCTTATGAAAGTTTGCGCAACAGAAGGTTGCAATATCCAATTTGAACCAAAAACAGCTAATGCTAAATATGGTGATAAATCGTGCAGAAAGACTATTGATGTTAATGGTCTTTGTAAGTATAGACGGGAGAATGGATTGTTTGAAACACTTCCTGATCCTGAGACTGGACAAGTTCCAGTTACAGAAAGTGAATTAAGACTTTCTTATAACAAGCTCTTGTCAGAGTACAACAAGGTCAAGACAAAGAGTGATGATCTAGCGGGTGCTTTATACAGGGCTGTTAAAGAAGATGTTGAGTCCGTTAAGTATGTTCCAGTACCAAAGCCAAAGTTTGATAGAACAACAAAGGATGAGGAAGTTGCAGTAGCAATTATTGCTGACTGGCAGCTTGCCAAAATTACTCCAGACTACAACTCGCAGGTGTGTGAAGAAAGAATCTATAAGTTTGCTGAAAAGATTGTTCAGCTCACTGAGATTCAAAGAAAAGATCACCCTGTAAAAGAAATTAGAGTTTGGGCTCTTGGTGACATCATTGAGGGAGAGCTAATTTTCCCAGGTCAGTCATTCTTGATTGATGGTGGTTTGTATAGACAGATTACTGTTGATGGTCCAAGAATTATGAAAAACTTTATCAACATTCTTCTTGAGAACTTTGAGAAAGTAACATTCGTTGGCGTGATTGGTAATCATGGTTCAATTGGTGGTCGGGCAAGAAGAGATCATGATCCTGAAACAAATGGTGACAGGATGCTTTATCGCATTACACAATTGATGTTTGAAAAGGAGAAGAGAATTGAGTTCAAGATTCCTGATGGTCGTGGTGAGCGACATTGGTATGCCGTTGACAAGATTGGTAATTACAAGAGTTTGCTATGTCATGGCGATCAGTTTGGCAGTCTATCTACTTTCTACTCTTTTCAGAAGAAAGCCTACGGATGGAAAATAGGTGCGGTTGAAGAAGCGTTTGATGATATCTATCTAGGACACTTCCATACTCCAACAAAGATGACATTCAATACTGTTCAGGTAAGAATTTCAGGAAGTCCTGAGTCTACAAATACATATGCTGCAGAAAGCCTTGCAGCTGTTGGTAGACCTTCACAGGCGCTGATGTTCGTACACCCAGGGAAGGGTATTGTAACAGCAGAATATAATTGCTGGCTGGACTAATATGACAAAAGCAACTGGCATCTATTGCAGAAATTGCACTGGAAGAATGTTTACTGGTCAGCAATACTATGCATTTCAAAAAAACTATATTGACCTTACATGTATTCGGTGCTCTGTATCTGTTGATGTTGAGGTCAAGAAGTTGAATAAGATTTTATCGTACCTTGGATTTAAGACAGTAGAGGCGAGACATGATCTCAAAGAAGCCAATAACAAATAAATTTTACAAGTACGCTGGTAATATTGTAAAGATTAAAAAAATTTCCAAAGGGAAAAATAAGATTTACATTGAACAGCTT